CTTCAAGTTCTTGGCGTGAATATGTTTTATTTTTCGGAGCGCGACCTTCAGCACGATTCTGTTGTTCAACTTCCCACTTAATGGCTGTGTCACAGACCACAAAGTCAAAGCTAGTACCTGATTGCATTAGTTCAGTTGGCAATCGACCATAGCGTTGACAGATGCGATCTATGCTTAGTATCATGATTAAGTTAGGATCTCTTTCGTCCCAGGTGCGCTCACTGATTTTCCCAGGCTTTCTACCACCGCAGTAATAGCAGGAAATAATAAATCTCCAGGCAGTGTTTGACCTTCTGGGATAGCAGGCTGACCTGTGTCATCACGAATTAATGCCACTGCTAGATGTGCAATGTCGCCAAAATTATCTTGATTAACACTGGCTAATTTACTAAATGTTTCAATATCTATACGATCATAGATCCAAAATTCAACGGGCTCCCCATATTTTTCTAGAATTTTCTCGTCATCTAGTTGAATCTTTACCAGTTGTGGTTTTGCGGCTAATTGATGTAACTTCATGTCTATTCTCCCTGAGTCTCTCTATCAATCAATTCATTTATCAGCACTGTTGAGAACTGCAATCTTCCCAGAGCTTTTTGTATATCTCTTTGTGCACAACGAATTTCATTGTTGGCCTTGGCAGTTTCTGCTATTAGGCTTCGCAGTAATTCGGCACGACTTTTTGTATCTAATATTTCCATGTATCTCACCTCATGTATATTTATAGCAAATAAAAACAGGGCTCTAAGAGCCCTGTTTTTTTGACTGAAATTACTGTTATTTGGTAATATCAGGTGCTGTGGTTGATACTAGGTATTCACCGTCAACTGTGATAGTGATTGGTGTGACCCAGACTGGAGCATCAGCTGAAACAGTTGGTGCTAGACCAGTGATATAACCTACACCACTGATATAACGACCAGTTTCTGCACTAGCTCCGTCAGAATCAGGAGCAAAGCGAATACTAAAGTCAATACGGACCTTGTTTACGCTGAGACCCATGACACCAAGGTCACTGACTGTAGCAGCATTAACAGTACCATTACCCCAGGCAGCAACATTACCAAAGAATACATCTTCATCAACAACCAAATTCATTGATAGTGAATTAGTTGAAGTAGTTGCCACTTGCTTTTTAGCAGTTTCATCTAGTTGTGTCCATGTGAAAACATCATTGGCATTGTTTACGGTGATGTCTTGTAGGCCAGGTACTGCTAGGTTACCTGTATAGACATTACCAGTAGCATGACCCAACATTAGAGTCACTTCCTGTGTTGCAACACCTGGACTTGGATTAATATAAGCCATAATCTTATTTCCTTAAGAAAGTTTTAGTCTTTGAAAACTAAAGGTAAACTCTGCAATGATACTATCACTATCCATAGTTTCTGTTATGGTAACAGTGCGCAATTGACGACCAAGATATCCTGGAGAGGTTTTGGCAGCCTGCACTTGGGTGATCATATCTGCATAGTTTGAGGGCTGATTTTTTGCATCAACACTGACATAAACAGTGACAGTTTCTGTTTCTGTAACAATACTAGTACCGTTTAGTGTGTCGTACAAAGGTTCCTGAGTGATTTCGGGTCTACTGACATAAAATCTACGGAAGTTTTTTTGATATAAAGGTTCGCCATCTTTGAGAAACGGCAGTTCCTCAGAGACCTGAAAGTTTCTGATCTTAAGACTAGACAAATAATCTAGTATTTGAGATCTCATCTCACACGCCTCAATGGCAACCAACTGGGTTGTGTTTCTTTTAAACTTACTGTGCCTGAATCGTCATAATCATACCAATCTGCAGCAGTGATTAACTGTTCCCAAAGGTCAGTGAACTTGCTGCGATAAAAAGCAATTTTCTGTACTTCTGCTGCATCTTGATTGCCAAAATCCGCTACACGAGGTAGTATGAATTCTGCCAAACTAAAATACACACAAAGATCAGTAAAATCACTTTGGCGATTGATGATTTTTTCTGCTGCAACCTCAGGCAATGCTCGGGGATTCTGACTGCTGTCTTGCGACATAACAGTTTCTCTCCACCAATCACTGCTTCTAAAACGAAACAACAGCCGTTGAGTTGATCTAATTAATATATCTTCAACCACCGAGTCAGTTAGGCCTTCATTTTCCTCAAATAAACGCTGATCCATATCAACAACATCTTGATATTCAGCAAAACTTAGTACTTGATTACCCGATCTAATGAAGGCCATCCCAGTCTCCTTAGGCTACCAAGTCAACATTCATGATCACGCCATGTGATGCTTGTAGAACACTAGCACCAGCAACAGCCTTGACCACTACATCAGTTGCACGAGCAGCAGCTCTGCGTTCAGTTTCCATTTCTAGTGTACCACGCATGGCGTGACCAATAGCTGATGGGCTGAACACAGCACAGGTTGCAACACCAGTACCTGAAACATATGGTACTAGAGCTGATTCAAAAATCTGGCAACCAGCGATTTGGCCGATAAAGAAGTTCTGAAGAATTGAATCAGCGAACTGGCCTGATGCTGTGTATGAACTTGAATCAACCAATGCTTTCTTAACAGCGTTAGCAGCCAATGGGTGCAGTACGCAGTAGAAAGGACCAGTTAGTTTATTGCCACGCAAAGTAGCAACACGGTCCATGATATCATCAACAGTAAATGATGCTACTGCGATAGCTGTAGTTGAACCACTTAGACTTGAGAAAATGGTAAATGCCTGTGTGTCCATTGATTCAGCAATAGCACGACCGCTTTGGTCACCCAACTGTGCCATAACATCGCTCATTGCTGAGTCACGCAACATATCAGTAACTTGGTGATAAACAACATGCTCACCTAAGGTAATGGTTGCTGATGTGGTGTTGGTGTCTTTGGCAGTGGCAGCTGATTCATCAGTGATCAACTCTGCAGCGATTGAGCTCCATACTGGAACTTGTAATACTTTACCTGAATTTACAGGTGCGTCAAACACAGTGACCAATTGACGAGCCACTGAGGTTTCGTAAGCAGCAAATTGTGCTTGTGTTACTAGGTTAGCAAATAATTCGCTATTGATTGAACTTGTATTAGCCATGATAAGGCCTCCTTGAAGTTAGTTATGGACGCTGTTTGCGAAGTTCAGCGTAGAGTTTCCTATGTTCAGGATTTTTCATATCTAGCTTTGTGGGATCAATTTTTGAGCTGTCAGCACGAATACTGTGGCTGCCTGTACTGGTTGACACTGTGGGCTGCACAAAGTGTGGGTTTGCATCTAAAAATTCTTTGACTAAATCACGAACTTCTATAGCTCGGCCAGAATCGTTATAACGAGTCTGTCCTTTGAGATCCACTACTTCTACTTCACCATCAGGATTTAACCTAACTTGATTTCTCAGCAGACTGCGAACTTGGTCAGGATTTACACTGCGAAATTCACTGGCATGATTAATCAATGGCTGCTCCAATTTAAACTGCTCAATAACACGATCTCGACGAGATATTTCTTCATCCTTTTTGGCAGCCAATTCCTGCAACACTTTTTCAAACTCTCCGCGTTTGGTAGCTTCTTCTATTCGCTTAGATTCCGCTGAACGCTTGAGTTCACGAAGTTCATCTAAATCGCCTAGGTCCTGAAGTTGTCTTTCAAACTTTTTGGTAATGCTGGCTTTTAACCCAGCCATGTGACGATCAAATTCTTCCTGTGTATAAGTCTTTGCTGCTGATGCCTGATTTTCTGTTTGAGGATCAGTGGCCTCAATGTTAGTATCCAATGATTGTTCGCTCATTGTCAGCGTGCCTCCTTAGTGAGTAATCGTTTATTTACCTATTCTTGATAATTCAGCTGAGATCTCAGTTGATCTAGGCGATGTCTGTGCTGTTGAATCAACACTGGCACAGGAGTAGCATATTCACCATAGCCGGGATAGGAAAATAACCATGTGCATTCGCCCTGATCCAACTGTGAACTCAGCTGCTGAACCAACTCTGTGATGACACTGTTGGGTGCTATGACCTGATAAACACGAGCCTCATAATGGTCTAAGGGCAGAGCCTGACCCTGCCAATGGCAGTGGTCAATAAGGCCCCGTT